TCCTAAAGAATTATTAATATGAAAAAATATTTAGTAAGATTCACTACTAAAAGTGGTGATTATGATAAAGAATGGTGTTATGCCGATTCAGAAGATGAAGCTGCTCAAAATATCCAAAATGAACATTGGAATATAGCACATATTGATATGGTCAGTGAGTTATGACAATAACTGAATTAATTGACATTTTACAATCTCATAAAAATAAACTTGGAAATTGTGAGATAGAAGGTTGTAAATGGATGGAAATAGGAGATAAAGGACAATTAATTATTCACGAAAAAGAATGACAGTAACTGAAGCACTTCTTAAAGAGGTGGATTCAGGTAGAGAGGGAAAAGCTCAAGGTTATTCTATGGGATTACCTAAAACAGAATCTATAATTGATGGAATAACCAAAAGAACTATGACTGTTATAGCATCTGGTACAGGACAGGGAAAATCATCATTTGTCTTATATGCTTATGTATATCGTCCTCTAATGGAACATCTTGATGATGATAATTTCTATGTCTCTTACTTTAGTTTAGAGATGCCTGCAACTGTCATATTTGGAAAGTTACTTTCCACATATATTTTTGAAAAGTATCATAAAGAATTAAGTATTACTGAAATATTATCCAGGAAAAAGGGATATATCTTAAGTGATGAAAACTATGAAATAGTTAAAGATTGTATTGGATGGTTAAATAAAATAGAAAAGAAAATCCATGTATATGATAAATCTTTAAATGCTGATAAGTTATATGCAATATTAATGCAGAAACTTGAAAAATTTGGAACATTTGAGGAATTAGAAAATAGAAAAGTATATTATCCTGATAATCCTGATATGTTATATGAAGTAGTTATAGACCATGCTGGACTTTTAAAACCTTCTAATGGAAGAAATAAAAAAGGAGAAATGGATACAGCTACTGCCTATCTTGTTACTTTAAGAAATATGTGTGGACTTTCTCCAACTATTATACAACAAATTAATAGAGAGCAAAGTAATATTGAAAGATTTAAAGCAGGTAGAACTGGAATTCAACTTTCTGATTTAAAAGAAACTGGAGATATTTCTGATGCTGCAGAAGTTATAATAGCTTTATATGGTCCAAATAGAGACAAACTTAATACTTATAGAGGTTATGATATAAAGAAATTAGGAGACTTTATCAGAATTATTCAATTCCTTAAAACCAGATTTGGTAGCTGTGATGTAGAAATTGCAGTAAACTATCAAGGAAAAATTAATGTTTGGGCTGAATTACCTTTACCTAATGATATTTATGATTATGATAAATATACAACACCAGATTATTTATTAAACAATAATATAGATGAAGAAGAAATAAAAGAAGATAATACTCAAAAACAACAATTTAAATTAATTATTTAAGTATGGCTTGTGAAACACTGTGTATTTACGGTGAATCAGGTACTGGAAAAAGTACGAGTTTAAGAAATATGAACCCAGAAACTACTTTTATTATTAGTACTACGGGTAAACCCCTTCCTTTTAGAGCTTGGCGTAAGAAATATGTTCCAATAGTTATTGAAAGGGATGATAATAATAAAATTAAATCCGTATCTGGAAATTATTATATTAGTTCTAATTGGGAAAAGATATTGAGCATATTAAAAATTATTAACAAATTAATGCCTCATATTAAAACTGTTGTTCTTGATGATATGCAGTATATATTAAGTTATGAATTTGTTGATAGAGCTACAGAAGTAGGATATAGTAAATTCTCTGAATTAGCTCAACATCTTATGGAAATCTTAAGATATTCTGAAACAATGAGAGAAGATTGTACTATGTGCTTCTTAACTCATAGTGAAAATGTTGGAACAGAAATTGATCCGAAGTATGTAATTAAAACTATTGGAAAACTTTTAGCAGAAAAAGTTACTCTTGAAGGTTTGTTTACATATATGTTCTGTACTAAAGTAGAAGAAGGTGATGATGGTAAAATGCAATATAAGCTTATTACCAATAATGATGGAAAATGTCTTGCTAAAACTCCAATGGGAATGTTTGAAGAATTAGAGATTGATAATGACCTAAATCAGATACTTGAAGCAATTAAACAGTATAATGAGGAAGAGTAATGAAAATTAATTCTGCTAAACTTATTGTAGAAATTCTAGACGAAAGTACTGGAGAACTAATTACAAGAGAAGCTACTCTTGGAGATTTTAAAGAACCAACTAAGAAAACTACTACAAGAACAAAGAAACCTAAAGATGAGGATCCTGTAGCTAAATTAACTTTATTGGAAGGCAAGTTACAAATGAATAATGCCGCTGTTCAAATGACTGGTTTTGAACCAGAAATGAAAATTGATATTAAATTTGAAAAGAAAGGTAGAGTAACTACTCCAGTAATGATGGAAGCCGAATCTGGTAATCGTCTTACTAAGACATATACTATTTCCTGTAGAGGTTCTAAACATGATAATCTTGCTGAGTATGGTGATATTTTTGAATTGATTCCATATGAAGGAAAGGAAGGTTATTATAAATTGAAGGGAAATAAAGAAAAGGAAGATGATATTATAGATGTTCCTGAAGAAATTAGTAATCCTGAAGAATTTGATAATGATGATGATATAACTTCAGGAGATGAAGTAGATGTAAGTGATTTTGACTTAGATCTCGATGATTAATAGATAATTAATCCTAATTTTTATATTATATGTAAATATGAATTTTAATTTTTCAAATTTATCTGAAACTTCATTTTCTAGTAATAGTGGACAATATTTAAAACCCTATGAGATTCATACTGTAAATCTTACAAAGATTGAAAAAACTGAGTTAAAAGGCAAGGACGGTACAGAATATCCTGTAGTAGCTTTAGAATTTACTGGTTGTGGTGATTCTAAAGGTTCTTATACCCATAATTTATTTATTCCTACTAGGGAAGAAGATATGCAACGTCGTACTTTAAAGAACGCTAATGGTCATGAGTCTGAAGTTGCATCTAGTTTTGAAAATTTCCAATATACCTTAATGCAAATTGTTCATGCTCTTAATCCTGCTGGAGAGGAAAAGATTAAGGCTAATGCTTCTAAGATTAAGACTATTGATCAATTCATTGATTTAATTATTAAAGCTCTTGCTGGAAAAGAGAAAGTAGAAACTAATCTTAAGTTAGTAGGTAGAAACAATAATGGAGTAATTTATTCTACTCTTCCTAATCCTTGTGGAATTAATAAAAAAGGAGAAATCTTTGCAACTAATTTTATTGGAGATAACTTATTCTTTAGTAATTATGAATTAACTCAACAAAAGAACTATAAGAATGCCAAACCTACTAACATGGATAAAGTAGAAAGTAATCCAGACGAAGCTGAAGAGGTAGATCTTAATGATATAGAACTTTAATAAATAAATTATAGACTCTATGGAATTTGTATCGTTAAAACCAAAAATCACAAAAGACTTTATACTTTCCAAAGTAAACCAAGAGTCTATAATGCAATATTATACTGGATTGGACGTTAGCTCTAAAAAGCTAATGCTCAGTCCATTTAGAATTGATAATCATTTTACTGTTTCTTTCTATAAATCCAAATCTGATATATTATATCTACATGATTTTGCAACAAATGAACATATTAATTGCTTTCAAGCAGTTATGAAAAAATTTGGAGTAAATTTTTATGAAGCATTAGATATAATAGCAAAAGATTTTGGATTAATAGAAGGAAGTAATGATTTAAAAGTTAGACCTTTAAATATACAACCTTTAAAAGAAACTGAGTCTTCAAGGATACAAGTTCAAATTAAAAATTATTCTAATGAAGAATTAGAATGGTGGAAACAGTTTGGAATATCTGTTAAAACTTTAAAAAAATTTCATGTATTTTCTATAGAACACGTATTTCTAAACGGAGAACTAAAGTTTTCTTCTTCTAAACAATGTCCGATTTATGGATATTATTTTGGAAAAGATAAAAATGGTATAGAGAAATGGAAAATATATTTTCCGTTAAAAACTGAGTATAGATTTCTAAACAATCTTTCTAAAAAAGTACTTCAAGGTTATCATCAACTTCCTAAAACTGGAGAATTACTTGTTATTACAAAATCTATGAAAGACTTAATGGCTATGTATGAATTTGGAATACCCGCTGTTAGTCCTAATAGTGAAACATTATTTATTGATGATAAAAAACTAGAAGAGTTTAAAAATAGATTTAAATATATTTTAGTATTATACGATAATGATAGACCAGGTATGCATAATATGTGGTTAATTAGAAAAGAACATCCTGAATTAAACTATTATTATTTACCTTGGTATCTTTCAAAAGATTTTACTGATTCTATTAAATTAGTAGGAGTAGAGAATATGAAAGAATATGTTAATGAATTTATGTCTAATTATAAATTTAAATGAATAAACAAGAATATTTAGAATCTTTAAATAAGGATGATTTATTTTCCATTATTAAATATGGTTTAAGAGAAAGTAGTGCTCCTGCTGATGTAACAGTAGAGGATATTTATTATGTAATTCAATGTAATCCATTATGAGAGTACGCAAAATGAATAAAAAGTTTAAGAAAATTCTTGAACAAATAATAAATAATTTAAAAAAAGATGAAAGTTTACATAGCTAAAGATTGGACAGGTTCTAAGGTATTTGCAGAACCCCCAGTACTTATGAAATGTGGAAGTATGCCAGATATATGGTCTGGTCATAAACTTCCGTTTGATATTACAGGTTCTTTTGCAGAAGGTGAAATTCCAAGAGGACAATATTTAGAAAGAAATGTTTGGTGGTCAATAGTACATATAATAAAATGATAATAACAGAAAATAATATAAAAGATATTCCAATTTCTGATAAAGATAAAGGTTTATTAAGTGCTCTTTTACAAGATTTAGGAGAAATAAATCATAATTTACCACTTTATATGTTTGATATATGTATAGATTGGATAGATAAACATACTGAATACTCTCCAGAAAGAGTTGATCCATGCCCTGACTATTATGGTATGTATAGATTATGGCAAGGAAATAATACACTAGGAATAGAAATGGATTTAGAAACATTAGATTATGTAATGTGTGTTCTTAGTGATTTATATGTAGTAAATAATATTAATTAATTATGGGAAAGAATTAGCTTAATACAGGAGTAAAAATAACTGATAAAGGTGGTAATACATATATATATGATACCATCGAAAAAGCCAGTGAAATGACTCAAATGAGTGTACAAACACTTAAAATTAGAGCAAATAAAAATAGTATTCCTAAAGATGGAATACAAGTTGAATGGATTGATCCTAAAACTAAAAAACACTACACTGCGAAGAGATCTAAGCAAAAAGGTTCACAACTTGAGCTAGATGTTATTCATAAACTTAATGAAATAGGTTATCATACAGTAAGTAGTCGTTCTAATAGTAAAAATCTTGATAATGCTAAAGTTGATGTAGATGATTTAGAAGGAAATCTTCCAGTTTATATTCAATGTAAAGCTACTCAAACTACTCCTTCTTATTTTAAAATAGAAGAAGAATGTCCATTAAAAGATAAAAGCTTTGTAGTAGTTTGGAAAAAACAAGATAAAGATGGTGGTCAATCACCTGGAACCATTTTTATGGCTCCACTGGAATTATTATATGATTATTTAAAATTAAAATTAAATGAATAAATATTTATTACAAGATGTAACTGAGGGTGTAATTCCTATAACTGTAGTAGTTGCTGAAGATAAAACAGAAGCTTTATGTAAAGCAATTAAAGGTTTAATATTAGATGAAATTTTAACTGTTGAAGATATTTGTGAGAATTTAGGAATGTCTCTAAACGAATTTGATGAAATTAAAACATATGAATAAATATGTTTATTCTGAGTCTACTCAAGATTATTGGCCTCAAATTAAAACTACTTCTGCTAAATCTTATAATGATTGTGTAGAGAAAATAATATTACAATACGGTAATGAATTAGAAGATGATAAGATTATTGATACTATTGATGATTGGGATCAATTAAGAGAATATCTTAATGATAATTATTATATAGCATTATCTGATTTAGAAGACATAGATGAATTATAAGAAATTAAGAATAGGGACAGATTGCGATGGATGTATAGATGATTTTTGGAATCCATATTTAAAGAGATTTGGAAATCCTAAATCAGATAAAGAAATAACTAAAAATGTCCAAAGAAAACTTCAATATGACAAGGAATTTTGGACTACTTTGCCAGTATTACATAGAGTAAACTTTGATGTTACTTTATATTGTACTAAAAGAACGAGTTCAAAAGCCTATCTAAAACAATGGATAGAAGAAAATAATTTTCCAATGGCTCCTATATATCAAGTTCTTTATCAAAAAGGAAATAAAGCACCTTTTGTTAAAGGAAGGATTGATGTATTTGTAGATGATTCAATAGATAATTTTATGTCTATGAATTTATCAGGAGTTCCTTGTTTACTAATGGATAATCTATCTAATCAACATTTAGGTCCAATGTTAAGAATATATTCATTACAAAG